AGCCGGGACCGAGGACGGGCCCCCACCTATGCCAACTGTAATTGACATAGGCTACTTCCCGCCCCCGCTACGCTCAAATGCGTTTCAAAAATGTTGTTCTGAGGGTACCCCTCCAATGGGGCCCCAGAATGACGAAGAAATCGTTGGGTTAGACGAGATAGAGCCCTCCGTGCAAACGAACCGTAGAGAACCATCAGAATCTATTGCCTCCTTTGGGCGATAGAAACCTGAGGAACCGAGGAATTCCTCCCTCGATTCCCTCTCCACGGCCCGAGCAGCCTATTGGATCCCAAGACCTCCATATATGGAGAACTAGGATAAAGTAACCAGTAGCCTTCAGACCTAATCAGTCTCAGGACGAATCCTTAACCGCCGTCTGCTCGCCCACTGTTACGACTCTATTAAAGTCATTACCCTCCTAGCCTCCATATACGGAGATGAGAGGAACCCCGTATCCTCTCAAACTCGTAGGGTTTACCTTCAGCTGTTGCTGGGTGCCCAAAGGAGCGCTACGGACGACTGTAACACACACTTCCTAAGGGTCTTACCCCGGGCGGCACAAAGCGTCTTGGGTAGGCCACCATCTCGTCGTGTAAGAATCACTCCTTACACGAATCCAACTGGGATACCAGATTGTCGGAACAAGCTCGAGTATCGGTACCACTTCTTAAGAAGACCCATTTGATCCTTGGGGATATTATCCCTAGGTGTCTTATGAATATTCCGCGGAAGGGGTAACGCCCCAAGCTCAGTTTCAATCGAATGAAACTGAGCCCAGAGTTCTTCCATAACACCCCAGTCAAGAGATGTTAGGACGATTTCTTCGAGTCTGGTTCGTAGATCCCGTGCAGCAATGTATGAATCAAGGAATCGTTCTCTATACACTGTCTCATTAAGAGAATCGACGATGAACAACGGTGTTGTCCTCTCGATCCCGGGGTGGGAATCCTGACGGCCCCCTGTCACAGGGGACGGCAGTACCTCTACCCAGGCAGCCTTACTAGAACGAGCTTGAGACATATAATGCTCCCGGTCCCGTTTTACGGTCCCTAGACGGTATGCCTCCTTTAACAACGGAGACAGACCATCTAGCTTTGACAGAATGAGTATAATCTCATTCTGAAAGAAGCGTAAAACGAGACTTTCGACCCTGTCCATAAAGTTATAACGTGAGGAGACCGACTTCATCGGTAACCAGAACGCTAGCCCTTTATAGGCAGGGCCTGCGGGACCATAGTAAGCCAGAATATAGTTACGCAGCCGTTTGGATACTAAAAACAAACGCTGGGATGCAGATGCCTTAGCCCTATACCCATACCCTAGAACCGACATCGTCTGTCCTAGAGTCAATGAGTACTTCCGAACGAGTTCGAGGAGACCGGCAAAGGATTGCCGCCCTACAACAAACTCTCGGAAGGAGATCGGAGAAACGTCCACCCCGTTATGGAATGTACGCTTCGCGAACTCTAGAGTTGAGCCTGAACCGGAGATCATAGACTTATGAGCCCCGATTCCTACACCCATACGATGCATTAATAGCTCGTACTGCTTGGCTACAGCCCGGCTCGCTATGACTACGTCATCTCCCAAGATGGCGTAGCCTGCGAACCACCCTGTTCCTAATCTCACCTTACCTGCCAAAAAGGCAGACCACTGAACAAACGCATGATGGATGAATGCGAGCATAGCCCACGAACTCAGAGCACCCATCGGTTGGCCGGTACCATATATGAGATAGCCTTTCTCAGCCAATGAGAAGGAATATTTCTTTCCTTCAAAACTGGCAGAGTAGGTTTTCCCACAATGGTATCGACGGCCAATCAGTAGGGACCCCCATAATTCAGCCCCCCAACTTGTTAGGAAGGGGGCCAGAAGGGTTTTCTGTAGGACGATAGGTATCCGATCAGTCGCTGCCGATAAATCGAATGAGTACAGGGAGATTTTAGACCGAGTTTGTCGCTCGATCTTTTCCTTCCAAGTAATCAGCCGATGAATAGGCTTTAACTGGTCGAAGGTACCGTCCTGCCGAATTAAGGAAAGCAATTGAAACACGGTGCTATGTAAGCCGTGAAACAACCACTGAGTGAATGGATCCACCATCGCAAAAACTCGAAGCTTGCCTGCGGGTTCCTCTTTGAATCCCAGGCGACCGAGTTGGTTCGTTGCTTCGAATGGGCAACCAGGAGAGCCAGGACCTAAAGGTAGGGAATCCTCCCATACCCAAAGGGACTGGCCCCACTGCTCAATTCGGTTAATGACCCAATTAGACTTGGTCATTTCACACCAATTCCTCAGTAGAGGAAAAAGTGGAGAAATGTACCAAGCATGGGCACTAGCGAGAAGAGTAGCGGGCGATGTCGACTGGGCGCCACCGGGCACGTTTCCACCTCGTATCGCAGGGGAACTTTTGGAAATCATAAAAGGCTTAGCTTTGAGCCTCTTCAAGAAGTTTAATGGAGACCAATCCCCAAGTCTTACTGCACTCATAATAGATTTCCTGAATCTAGATAAGGACAGCAAGAAGTGAGTCTGAAGGAATTGACTAAATTCCCACAGCAATTGGGGCTCCATCGAGCTTCCGTCGGAGATGGTTGATAGGTTCGGGCTTAACTTGCAATCTAATACCCTATAGAGGGCAAAGATAGTAAGCCAAAGACGAATATACCAAACATCTCCTGCACGAATCCTACGGCGATGAATTGCCGGGATTATAGAAGGACAACCAGAGTGCGTTCGACCGACTCTAACTCCGAATGGAGTTAGGTCGTGTAGTCTCTGACCACCAATATACTGTTGGAGAAGGGAGTAGCAAGCTTTTAAATAAATAATTAAAAACTTGTTTCCTCCAGAACGTCTCAAACGATACAAGGAGGCCAGTGTGGTAAGGAGAACTTTAACAACTGATAGATTAACTCTTCGTCCCAGCAGAGACACCATACAAAGTAATGGTGTCAAAGCTGGTCGCCCAAGTTTTACCTTGAGCATGGCATTAAGGGACGCAAAAGAGCTTAGCAGTCGACTCCATGCTCGACTAGACACTCGTTTAGTTGAGACCATGTTGAAGACAGTTAAGTTCTTTTATTATTCGTTAGAATCGTCTCTTAAACTTCGGTTTCCCCGAGTGGGGGCCGCAGCCAGCCTTGGAAGGCTTTAGATGAGGTCTAATCAGGCTTAACCTATCTTATCTCCCCCATACCTAAGGCCCCCTCTTGATTACTCAAGATCGCCCCGATAAAGGATCGACCGATAGATTACCTGCCGCACATAAACTAGAAGAGGTACTTTCCCTCCAAGGTTTAGGGGTGTCAGCCCTTCCCCCCTGGCGCCCTAAACGAATAAGGCTAGGTCATCCTCCCTCCTACTAAGTCTACGCGCGTCCAAATATCACGTTGGGATCACTCCCCAAATGCGAGCCACTAGAGGCACTCCCATCTGGGATGCGCCATCCGGCGAATTTCCAGATGAGCAGGGACAACCGTCC